ACGTTCTCCCGCCTTTCAATGTGTGTTGTCGGCGATTTGATTTGATTCGTCTTGTTTTTGTGGTTGTTTTTGTGGTTGTGTTTGTGGTTGTGTTTGTTTTTGTGTGTAATGTTGGCATATTTTGATATACTATATTACGATAAAATACTAATGAAATCTAAATAAACACAAAAATAATATGATTTATAATACGAGACGATACATACGAAACAATATAATACGATACAATAATGACAGCAACAACAGCAACCGCAACAGTAACCGCAACAGCAACAACATCAACAACAACAACACAAATCCAAATCCATGAAGACATCCACCGAAAATTGCAATATTTCATTGACATTCGCAAAATCCCCAACATCATATTTCACGGAACATACGGATGCGGTAAGAACACCATTTTAAACCGCTTCATACACTCCATTTATCAAGGCGACAAAGACGCCATTAAAAACTATGTTATGAGAGTGAATTGTGCGCACCGGAAAGGCATCATATTCATTCGTGAAGAACTGAAATTCTTCGCAAAAGCCAACATTGATTTAAAAGACGGCGAAATATTCAAAACCATCATATTAACCAACGCAGATAAACTTACAATTGACGCTCAATCGGCATTGCGACGATGTATTGAATTATTTAGCCACTCCACGCGATTTTTCATATTGGTAGAAGATAAATACAAGTTGTTAAAACCAATTCTCTCTCGGTTTTGTGAAATATATGTCCCCGAACCGGCAATTAATGGAACTGTTGTAAATTTACACACCTACAACATCAATCAAGTGTATCAAGCCGTGGATAAAATGGAAAAACAACACTTGGATGCGCTGAACAAAGAATTCACGATGTCGCCGCATCCTACAAGTAGCCACGAAGATGTGAAATCCTTGTTTTTAAAGGCAACGGCATTGTATGAAAAGGGGTACAGCGCACTGGACTTGATAAACTACATTGAACGCTCGCCGGATATTGAAGAGGGGCGTAAATACGAATACTTGATTGCCTTTGACAAAGTGCGCCGAGAGTTTAGAAACGAGAAGTTGTTACTTACTTTTATTCTCAACTTTTTGTTATTTCGTTGTGATTTGAATTTAGAAAATATTTCATTTATGTAAAATATGGACGATTACTCCGTTACCACGCTTCACGAATCAAAGAATGAATGGTGTGCTCGTTTAGTGAATATTCTTACTCCTCACATCATGGAAGGGTTTCGTTCCATATTTGAAGAGGCTTACAAATTGTGTAAAAACAACAATGAAACCGATAAGTACTTGATGACCTTTCAGAACTTTTTGTCTCGGGTGCCGAAATGGAACCCGACAATTGTGCAAAACGAAACCAACCGCATAAAGGAGCGCAGTCACTGCGGCTATTTAGAAGACTTGATAACGTGTGTTCATATTGTGCAGTTGAAGACAATGACCGCTGCCAGAGCAGGAAACAAGCAAAAAAAAGTGAATATCCCGATTCCACAATTGACCGAGTTTATTCACAAAGTGTATATCAATTCTGCGCGCAAATTGTATTCAAATGTGTATATTTTTGAGCGCGGAATCCCGCCCTTGGTTGTCCAGAAAAACAACCGGGAATTTGAAATTATTGTGCGCGAATGTATATTTAATACAATTCGTGAAAACATTCCGATGGAGGACTTGTTGAAGTTGTATATGGACGACTCCATTGAAGATGCGATAGAAGTCAGTGAAAAGGAGGAGGTTATCCACAAAGAAGTCATTGCCAGCGAAAGCACGATGGCGGAGTCATCTAGACGGCGACGTTCCGGTGTTGGAAATAAGCCAAGTGGTATTAGCGGTAGCAGCACCGGCATAAGCGGCATGAATAAAAACACAGGGCTTTACAATGACCTTTCAGACCAAATTGCTTCTTCTGAAACACCATCTTCCTCTAACCAACAAAAGCAAGGGGTTTCATTTGGAGAGAACCAAGTAAAATCATTTGAGCCGGAATATGAAGCCAAACCACGGCGATTTGGAGATGACGACGACGACGATGAAGGGAGAATAAACATTGGCGACAGCGTAAATTTGGATATATTGGATGTACATTCATTGAACCAGTCCCAACATTTAGATGCGCCCCCGTTGTTAGATGACATTGAAATTTTATAAGACACCATTCGTAAATCGTAAATCGTAAATATAATATATAATATATAAATTATAAATTATAAATTATAAATAAAGTATAAATATGGGTAATCTGGGACCTGAAATTGATTTGGATAAAAAACTGGACACAAATGATATAAATTTATTTTGGATTAGTTTTGGAACAGTATTATTGTGGTTATTATTATTAGTATTATTGGTTGTAATGTTGTTTTTTTTAATTCCATTTATTTTTAACCCCGCGACATTGAAGCCGGATTTAGGTGCGATGGCAGCAGCAGCAGCAGCAAATGCGGCACCAGCATCCGCATTAGGAGCAGGATTAGGAGCAGCAAATGCGGCATCAGCATCAGCATCAGCATTAGGACCAGGATTAGGAGCAGGATTAGAAGCAGGATTTAATCCAGCATCCGCATTAGGAGCAGCATCAGCATTAGGAGCAGCATCCGCATTGAATCCAGCATCCGCATTAGGAGCAAATATGCCACCAATATCAACCGGAATACCAGCAGCACCAGTATTACCTACACCAAAACTACCATCAGCACCCGCATTTAAACCACCCTCGGTACCAACGGTACCAAACCTATTACCAGAAAACAGAATTTAATACCTTTGATGCGTTAAACCGTTAAAATGTTTCTTTTAGGATATAATAAATGACATCATCCACCTCATCCACCAGCAATCTTTTTATTGTCGGCTTGGCAGTCGCAATCGTATATTTTTTATTTAAATTCCTTGAAATGCGGTTTATCAATCCAGATGAATCCAAACCACTGAAATTAATGGTGCGGGATACACTAATGGTATACATATCATCCGTTATTGGCGTGTTTGTGCTTACCCAATTCAGTGTCGCCGACGCAATCGGAGAAGTGGTAGACGCTACTCCAAAGTTTGTGCACGCGCCGGCATTCATAGATAATCCCGGATTTTAATCCGACGCCTTATATGCTGACATGCTTATGCCAATGTCTCCAATATATCCACATTCATAAACAGCAACTTCATTTTATTATTTCTCGCAGTTTTAGACAATGTGTTGTATTTTTTGACGGTTATTTTATAGTCATCAAACAATGCTTTATTCACTTGTGTTGCCGGCACACAATTGTGGACTGTTCTGGCAATCATCTTATACAATTTAAAATCCAAATATCTCTCTTCGCCGTTGGATTTATACAAAATATTGCGCCCTTTATCATCCTTTATCCACGATACAACCAACTCCGCAATCTCATTTCTGGCAACAATCTTCGCCTCCTTTTTTATGTCGTATATGAAATAGTCATATAAAGAACACCCTAAGCGACACAAATCAAAACTGTAATTTGGCTCTACAATTGGTTTTTTAGGGTTGTAATAAGGCTCAATATTGTATTGCGAAGTGGCATCACCATTTGGACTAAAACTATCGCTACAAAACACTTGCCCCTTGAAGATGTAAATGGAACGGCCAAAGTCAATGATTTTGAAAATGCGACCAAATGTAGGGACTTTATAATACTGGTTGTCGTAGTGATAAAAGATGTATTCCTCTTCTGTTTCTACAAACATTACATTGTTTGTATGTAAATCGTTGTGAGTGAAGGAAAACAATTTTTGGTAAATAACCAGCGTCATTATAATTTGAAACAATGCTGATTTCCATTCATCGTCTTTTAATTCGTCATCTGCGACCATCAAACTATCAAGCGTGTTTTTACACTGTTCAAGAAGGATGGCTTGGACCGGGAAGTTTTTTATTTTAGCAATAACCTTTTCTTCATCGTCATCGTCGTCGTCATCGTCATCGTCGTCTTCATTATCATTATCATTATCATCATTATCATTATCATTATCATCATTATCATTATCATCATTATCGTGTTCTTTTTCATTGATTTTATTATCATTATCATTATCATCATCCGAATCACAATCCATTGACGAATTGTTGTCGTCGCTTACCCACGAACCGGTGTCATTGCTGGTATTATCATTATCAATCTCCGCAATATCACTCTTTCTGCTGTCGCGCGACGTGTTGGACGAACAAGAAGAACAGCTGTCATCATCATCCAATGCCGCCGGAATACAATTTGCTGCGTCATTATCACTTTCAATCATAATAACATCGTGTTCGTCTAATAGAGAGATGGATTCAAGATGATTCTGATTCTGGTTCTGATTCTGATTCTGATTCTGGTTCTGGCTCAGATGAGTATCGGCACTGTCAGAAACACTCACACCCACCACGCATTCCTCAATCAAATCATCCAATTCAAGCACCGCATCATCTGTTTGAATACACAACTGTTTCCGATTGCGCCGGGTGTCGCTCATCATAGTATTTATATCAAAAGGACAATCCAAGGAAAAGAGGCGGTCAATGTTATTTACAAAATACGAATTTTCAGACAAATATTCAATGTCGTCATACACATTCATAACAAATTCGCTTTGATGACATAAATATGTGCCGTAGTAATCCAGGCCGTGAACAATCCCGCATTGATGCAAACACTGACTGGTTAAAAATGAAAAAAACGCGTCAACATACGCCATGTTGTTGTTGTCTAGCACCTTGGGATGGCACTGGCTTGGCGTAGAATTATATGACGGCAGATTCATCAACACCGGGTCTTTCACGTCATACTTGCCGGTCATGTATTTTAACGGGTCAAGTAAAGGCGAATATTTAACAAACACCGGCATATTGATGATGTTTCCGCTGTCATCACTCACGGTGCATTCTAAATGATTGGGGGAGGTGTCTTCCAGGGATGCGGAGGACGCTGTATCAGTTTCCAATCCCAATCCCAATCCCAATATGGAATGTATGAAATAGTGTTGATTTAATTGGATGGAATTGTAGTTGTGTTCGTTTATATCAAAAAATCGTTGATAGATTGGCACATAATTCTGCACGTTAGACAATTTAGTGTAATTGTTTTCCAAGGTAGTCGTCGGCATTGTCTTTGTTTTACGATAATGCAGTGATATAGATGAAGATGCCATCTTCTAAAATTTTGTTAAATATTAATGGAATGGTATGAATGGTAAATAGAAGTTATATTGTAATTTTGAACGGGTTTAGCACTAAATATGCGTTTGTTTAATGTTGTAAAAGTAATTTATTTTATATATAACTAAATTTTGGATTCGTTTGTATAATATTATATAAAACCGTACAACATGAATCTTGAATTAACCAAATTTGATATGCGGTCTATTAGTTTTAGACCGGACGAAAATAAAGGGCCCGTTATTGTGTTAATCGGAAGACGTGATACCGGTAAAAGTTTTTTGGTTCAAGACTTGATGTTTTATCATCAAGATATTCCGATTGGAACTGTGATTTCAGGAACAGAAGCCGGAAACGGTTTTTTTGCTGCGCACGTTCCTAAACTTTTTATTCACGATGCTTATAATTCTGCTATTATTGAAAATATTCTTAAACGACAAAAAGCAGTTTTAAAGCAAGTAAAAAAAGAAATGGAAACCTTTAAAAAAACGTCAATAGACCCCCGGACATTTGTTGTATTAGACGATTGTTTATATGACAGTAAATGGACAAAGGACATTATGATGCGCTTACTATTCATGAACGGGAGACATTGGAAGATAATGTTAGTAATAACTATGCAGTATCCACTTGGCATACCCCCCAATCTTAGAACAAACATTGATTACGTCTTCATATTGCGTGAGCCATATATTGCCAACCGAAAAAGAATTTATGACAATTATGCCGGTATGTTTCCCACATTTGAAAGTTTCACACAGGTAATGGACCAATGTACTGAAAATTATGAATGCCTGGTGATTAACAACAATGCAAAGTCAAATAAATTACAAGACCAAATTTTCTGGTATAAAGCACAGCAACACGGACCATTCAAATTGGGTTCAAAAGAGTTTTGGGAAATGTCCAAGGACTTAAATTCAGATGACGAAGAAGATGCGTCATATGATCCAAACAATGTGAAAAAGAAAGGCGCGGGGCCTAAAATTAATGTAAAAAAATCTAGATGGTAGGCGTTGTCGCTTCTTCAATCGCGTCGTCATTCGCTTCTTCAATCGCTTGAATCGTATCATTTATATCGCGTGTAACGGTATCAATGGTTTTACACTGGGTATTACTCATCATCAGCAATTCTACACACTTTGTTTTATCGTGTGTTTTTGCCATTACTAGTGGCGTTCTCCCGTGTATGTCACATATGGTGGCATCAGCGCCCGCGGCCAATAATACTTCAATACACGCATCATTGCCACAAGATGCCGCCCAATATAAAGCGGTCCATCCATGAACATTCCTTTTATTTACATCCGCTCCCAGCGCAAGTAATACTGGCAAACAATGGACGTGTCCTCTTGAAACCGCGGTTAGTAACGGGGAGTCATCGCTATTATTGGATACATTTACATCGGCGCCAGCTTCAACCAATGACTGAATACACCGATTATCACCGCTCCATACCGCCCAATAAAGAGGGTATGCTCCATAAATATCTTTTTTTTGTACATCTACGCCGCCTTCGTTGCTGGTTTGGGTTTGATTATTTTCTAATAAATGCACTACAATTTCGTGTTGTCTATTTGATAAGGCAATGATGAATTGTTCTTGTTTGTATTCTGTATCCATTTGTATTGTATGTATATGGTTTGGTATATATAATATCGTGTTTATGTTTTTATGTTTTTTGACAAATATGGAATGATGAAATGATGGAATGATGGAATGAATAAAAACAAAAAAAATGGTGACACTAATTCCACTGTGTCTTTTTTTTTGTAACTCGTAACTCATCACCTCAACCCTTCGGTGTTAACAAATTACGAACTAAACTCGTGTATCTTGATGCTATCAGGAATATTGTTCGGGTATTTGCCATATACACTAACGCAAGATGCGGCGTCAATTGACAATATATGATTCGGGTTCGGGTTCGCCAATTGATTTTTCAATTCACCCCAATCACCATTGTGATTCATCAATGATACGATAGTGATACTGAAAATGTGTTTCGTATAGTAATACGAGAAATGGCGGTTGATACTGATTCGCAAAACATCCTTACCTTCAAACAGTTCCTTTATTGTTTGCCTGGATGGTTCGCCATTCATATACCAATCCAGAACCTTTTTTATAACGACGTTGTAATGCAAATCTTCATTTTCAGGAATATTGGTGTTATATTCATTCTTGATATGAACATCAAAGAAGAAGCGATACTCATAGCAACAAGACGACGCATCCGCATATTCTTGAATAAAGTCGGCTATATTGTTGCGTTCGGCCAGTATGTACATCGCATCTTCCACATCCGGGGTTGCTTCTTGACGCTGAAATACCATTTCGGTGGTGTAGTTTTGCTGTGTCTTGATTTGATTAGAGCCGCTGAATAAATCGTATTCCATTTGAATGCTTATTTGCGTATCATAACTAAGATAAAAATGAAATCAATTTTTTTGTCATCTCATTGGAATTTTGAATTTTGAATTTTAGACCTATTGTTATTGTTATTGTAATTTGACTTTTGTAAATAGAGGAAACAACCAAATACATATAAGTAAGAATGAAACCCCAAACACTGCGACATTATATGGTATTTTCATATCATTGATAAAGATATCCAATACTTGACCTCCCCACAAGATTAATGATAATGATAATGAGGATTGTAATAAATTCATGTTGATTTCGTGATGTCAATATGAATTACGTTTTATGAATTATAAATACAATCAATTTTTTATTTTTACAGTTTTATTTACATCAATATCAATTGTCGTCTCTCTCGTAAATGTGTCTTAGACTTTGATGCTTTCTTCACGCGGTTTCACTGTCTCGGTTGCCGATGGGATTTGAGACGGCGAACTTGTATAATAATAATTCGTGGTGTAATAATAACTGCGAGGCACGTCGCCATAACTGCCGCCTACCAACGTTCCCGACGCAACATCGCTCTTATATTTTACGGGGGACGGCCCGGGATTCATATAATTGGGCTGTTCTAATTGCGACACAATTTTGGCCGGCTCGTCTTCCGGGTCTATCCAACTGCCGTAATATTTTCTATATTCTGCGCCATTTTTCGCATTTGGATTTGCGGGGTTTTGACTGGCATACACGCCGCCATTTGCCGGGTTGTTATTGCCGTACCCATATGCGGATTGTGCGCCAGTACCGGGTGCCCACGACGCCGGTTCATTACGAGACACCGTAACCAAGTCCCCGGTATTGTATTTTTGCCCGTTGAACGGCATAGCGGTACCATCCGGCAAAAACTGCCCCCATGACGCAACCTTGCGACAATCCGTATCAAACTTACAAGCGTTGGTATTTCCGCCAGAATTGTCGCACGTCCACGGGCATTTATACATCAACAATATATCATTCCCGCTGACGTCTTTTACAATGTTGCCGGATGCGTCTTTTTTATACACTTTTTGGCAATAAGTGCTACCAGTAGATTTGGGCGGAACACATTTATTCACATATTCGTCATTCCCGTATTGCCATTTTGCGCCGTCATACCACGTATCCGGGTGAGTGCTGATAAACGAATCCCAAATTGCCTTGGCTTGTTTCACTTTTTCCAACGCATTTTGAACATCAACGGCGCTGGTGGGGCTCGCCTTGGCAAAATAGTTGTATCTTTGAATGGCGTCTATGTAGTTTTTATATGCGGTGAGCGATAAGTTGCGCTGTTCAACCACGTTGTCTCGGGTAATGTAGGATACGTTGGGAACATTCACGCTGCTGGGGTTGGGTCCGGTCGCGGGCGTTACAACTGGCGGAAACAACGCTGGTCCCCGGTCAATGACTTGGGAATTGGGGGCGTGGGTGCTGATGGTGATGGGCAGCGCGTCTTGGGCGGTGCGTGGATTTACCATGCTGGATGTGGAAAATATAACCGTGGTGTTTTCCGCAATGGAGGCGCCGGAACCAAGGGTAATATTCAAAATGGAGTTAGACCCGGTTCCTGTGACACTGGCGGTGTTAATTATGGTGGGCGTAAATATTATGGTGGGTGGGCCAGATGTTGGCGATAACCCGGGAATTGGCATACGAATGATGTATCCTTCGCTAAGGTGGGTTGATATCGTAAATCGGGCATTTATATTTGAAACCGAACCAAGCGTATAATTTGTTAAAGTAATGGTGGGGTTTGTAATGGAATTGGATTGTTGTGTTTGTTGGCTTGAAGAACTGGTTCCTGTTTCTGAACCTGTTGCAGTTCCTGTTCTTGAACCGGTTGTAGTCCCTGTTCCTGAACCTGTTGTAGTAGTGGTGCCACTTGACGAAGGCGCCGTCGTATTCGCACTTGCGTCCAGCCCTTCAATCATTCCGCCATTTTTGGTCCTAAAATAATTCCATCCAATTACCACAAATAAAATTATACATAAAAATATTATGATTGCCTTTGGCATTGTGATATATTTATTATATATATCATAATAAAATATTGAAAAATAATTATGTTGTTGTTGTTGTTGTGATTGTTTTGATTGGTGTTGTTGTTGTCTAATAAGTCGTCAAACTGTGTGTGTATGGATTTTGTCTAAATGCGTTCAGCAAGTCGGGGTTTATTCTCTCGGTGTTGATGCTGTTGTCATAACTTTGAGGCATGGTCATTTTGCCGTGGAGTTCAACGCTGGGGATGACAGAAGGTCCGGCGCTGGGCACCCACCACCGATTGTTGTTTCGGTCGCTATCCAAACGATTCACTTGTACATTGGTGTTAGAGTTCAACAAAGACATGGAGCCTGGGTTCATGCGGCTTTTATATGTCTTATTCACGTTGTTTCGTTGTGCGTACGCGGCGTCATACACCTGGTTACCAAAGTGCGTGGAAGACCCGCCAACGCCGCCCATGTAATCCACCGACGTGGTTTGTCTCTCCGTTTCTACTTGGTCGTTTGGCGCAATCAAATACCCGGATGCGCCTTGTCTTTCTACATTCATATGGTCGTAGCCGGCCAATCCCACCGTGGTTTCCTTGATTGTGGTGGGCAGTTTATCCGCCGGATTGAAAATCATCGCCGCCGGAACGGTGGTCTTTGCGTTCTCATACAAGCGCAAATTGCCGACCGCATTTTCTTTGCGGGATGGACGAAGCACGTCCAACAACGGCGCAACCACCGCCCGCAACGCGCCGTGAATGCCGCCCATTTCGGGAACCCGCACCGTATTGCGGTTATTGTTGGTAAATGTATAACTGTCGCGGCCAAAGTCGGCTTCTGTGGGCGTGACCTTGTTGGCGGCATACGGGTTAATCATCGGGTTGGTATCCAATTCCACACGCCGGCTTTCTTCATAATTTTCGGGGGCATACATCGCCGACCCATCGGCGTTCATTGTGGCGCCGTAATATTCGGCAGACGTAGTTGAACGATTGCCGTCTTTTTCCACTTCAATCGCACGCAGGGTTTGTCCTTTTTCTAAACCCGTCGTGGTAAGCCAGCGGTCCGACGAATTCACGAAAAATTTGTCAGGCAAGTGCTTTTCAACCCGGCCAAATGTTTCCACCGTTCCCGCCGCCTTGTTGAAGAAACCCGCCGGGCCTTGATGGTCTTGGAGAGAATACGACAATTTGGGATTGGTCTTAACACGCAATTCATCCACACCGCGGTCCACCCACTTGTCGCGGGCATCCATGCCGGAATTAAACCCCAGGCTTCCGTCCGTGGTATACCCTTTGTCTAAACCCGGCGCAACCCGGATTTCTTCCCACGGCTTAACATTTGCCATGTTCATAGAGGGGTTCATGCGAGATTGATAAAAGTCGCTGTGGTTCTGCATTCCGTTGGGGACGTGCAAGTTTTCGTGAGGCGCAAACAGCGGCGCCAGTTCGCCTTTTGTAATAAACTGCGAACCGCTGCCGCCCTTGTTGTCCAACAATATTTCATTCACATTAGAGCCGGCAGAGCGACCCCGAATTTTGGCGCCAAAAAACGGAACCATATTATTATGCTTAAAGTTGTCTGGTTCAATGACGTCGCCCGCTAATGACAAAAATGGCGAAGAGCCGTATGAATCGCCAAACTGGGTCTGTAATTCGGAATTGCCCATCGCAATGCCGCCACCGCCCTGAAACCCGGCACCGGCTACTCCGCCCACCACGCCGTTTTCCATTTTTGAAAAATCCACATTTTTGGCAAAATATCGGTCAGTCGCAGCATTTGGATTCAAATATTTATTTACATTGGAATCTGTTCCAGAAATAACGGAAGGATAGTTGCTAACCGGGATTCTAGTATTTGGCAAATAATTTGTTGCCTTTCCCATATTTTCAAATGTTTCTTGGTTTATTTTCGGAGCATTATTTGTTTTTTTTTGATTGGAAGCAACATACATTGTTCCCAATGCTATAATTGGTAATGCGATTTCCATAATACACTATTACACTATATAAATATTATTATATACTATTATACTACTATTTACTACTATTAGTATATAATTTATTCCTATTTATTCACACACATACCCGCCTATCCATATACCCGCCTATCCATCCTACATTCATTCATTTTTCACGTTCGGATGAAAACAGGGCATTTCCGCTGAATTGCCGAAAATCGCCGACGCCATTTGGCGCACCTCCGCCGCCATAGATTGCCTCCACAGTTGTTTCCGGTATGCTTGGAACAAAATGATCTTTTTCTAAAATACGAGTGCTTAAATTGTTTTGAAACGGCATAAAAACATTGGCTTGTGGGTCAAAATGCAACATTTTCCAATTGTCTTGTTCTAAATCACGGAGTTCAAATGCGGGGTGCGTTGCCCGGGTTTGGTCTATGAATGGCGCACAATTCGGGTATTCAATCCGGCTGTTCTCTCTGCTGGCATTGGTAGCGCCGTAGGCTTTGTAGTTGTTGTGTGCCGCGTCGCGGTTTAATTTACGGGACAGCCCAAACAATTCGGCTTCTATATCCACGGTGTTTGTCATAATGTTGCCACCCCATTTTTGAGCCCGCATATACGGGTCCATCATATAACACGGCTTATCGCCGGGGCCGGGAACATTCAGCACATACCGACCCGCGCCGGTTGCTTGCTGTAATTCTTTCTTAATTCGGTCTGGGTCGTCGCGAAATCGTGTAAATGACATTTTATATTTTATGGTATAAAAATGAAATCAAGTATAATATATAAAAATATTGTTTTATGTATTCTTATACACTGACAAGACAAGAAAATAGAATAGAAACAATAGAAACAATACAAACAATACAAAATACACAAGAAATACACACACAAGAACACGATGATAATTACCGAAGAATACGGAAAACCCGAGAGAAAAACGATATGCTTAAATATGATTGTAAAAAACGAGGCACACGTTATTGAAAAAACACTGGCAAACATATGCGAGTATGTGCCATTAGACTACTGGGTTATATCCGACACCGGTTCCACCGACAACACCGTGGAATTGATTGAAACATTTTTCCGGGTGAGAAACATCCCGGGGTTTATTGATAATGCCGAATGGCGCGATTTTGGCTACAACCGCACCCGGGCATTGGAAAAGGCGCACAATATCACCGACTACGTCTTTATATTTGATGCGGATGACTGCATACACGGGAAGTTTGTGTTGCCGCCCCATCTCTCTGCCGACGCTTACCAACTTAAATTCGGACAAGGATTTGTGTATGTTCGCACCTTACTGGTAAATAACCGGAAGCGCTGGGTGTATCGCGGCGTATTACACGAATACATAACGTGTTTGGACCCCGAAGGCGAATTTGTGGAGATTGGCGGTGATTACTTTGTGGATTCTGGACGCAGCGGTGCGCGTAACAATGACCCATTGAAATACATTAAAGACGCAACCATACTGGAAAACGCGTACACCGCTGAAATGGAGTCGCCAACCGGCGATAAAGGACTGGCAATGCGGTATTCATTTTATTGTGCCCAAAGTTATATGGACGCAGGCGATGAACACACCGACAAAGCCATAGAATGGTACAAACGCGTTCTCTCGCAAAACAATTGGTATCAAGAAAAATATTACAGTGCGCTGTGTATCGGCAACATGTACAACAGCCGTAAAAACGACCGCATGGAAGCCATTAAATACTGGATAAAAACGGCGGAATATGACGAAGAACGCATTGAAGGGATTGCGTCGGCAATGGAACTGCTGCGAAACATGGACTACCACATCATGGTGAATGCGCTGTATCACAAATACAAGAATTACAATAAAGCGCCGGCGGGTAAATTGTTTCTCTCGGAAGACCGCTACAAGGACGTGATTGAATACGCAAATTCCATATCCGCATTTTACATCTCCGACAAAAAAAGCGGGTATGAATGCTGTAAATCCATATTGAAAAACGCCGTGATGCCGCCGCATTTATTGCTGAACACGCTTTCAAACCTGGGGTTTTATCGGGATTATATACTCCAAGATGACATTATGAACGCAATGGCGTTGTTTGAAAGCGTGGATAATGTCTTGGTGTATGAAAAGGACGACGATATTCCGCAGTCACATTACGAAATATGGGAAATTTTATTTAATCGGTGTCGCCCATTTATTACAAAGAAACTGCGGTTGGTTCCGGTTCAAGAACAATCGCAACAACAATCGCAACAACAATCGCAAAAATCGTGGCAAGTACATAATCCCAGCGACCGAAAACCCAAACTGCTTGTATCCACCAGACACTGCCCGCGGGTTGTCCTGACTTTCACAACGTGTAAGCGCCTTGATTTGTTTCGTCAAACGGTGTGGTCCATTGTCAATACCTGGGTTGATTTGGACGCGATAGATTACTGGTATTGTGTGGATGATAATTCAAGCGACGAGGACCGCGCCGCAATGCAGGCCGAATTTCAGTGGATTGATTTTAAATGGAAAACCGTGGATGAAAAGGGGCACCGTGCCAGTATGAATATGATATGGGATAAATTGAATGAAATGAAACCCAAATATTGGATTCATATGGAAGATGATTTTCTGTTTTATTGGCGCGGGTCATATGTGAATGAACCAATTGCGATGCTTCAAATGACCATCACGCGCGCGCACAATGTAAAGCAGGTGTTGTATAATCGGAATTACAGCGAGACCATTCGTGATTATAAAATTAAGGGACATACGCTGATACCGATGGTTGCGGGTTATTGCCTACACGACCATCGCGCGAATTCCGAAGGACTGCCGTACAACAACTGCCATTATTGGCCGCATTACAGTTTTAGGCCAGGGGTCATTGACGTTGAAGCGCTGCTGGCATTAGGAAATTACGACAGCCCAAACCAATTCTTTGAAATGGATTATGCGAACAAATGGACGGCAGCGGGATACACTACGGGGTTTTTTAATCGCATTACAAACCGCCATATTGGCCGTCTTACATCAGAACGCCACAATAAAACATTGCCGAACGCATATGAATTAAATACCGAACATCAGTTTTGATTTTTTTATTCTAGTAAAAACTATTTTAGTTATTTTTAGTTAAAATTTGATATAAAACTAAAATAGTAGTTTAATATATAAAATGTCTAATTTAGTTAAATATAGTTGCGATAAATGTTTTAAAACTTTTTCACAAAAATCACATTACAATCAACATATAAATCGTAAAAAAATGTGTAATATTCAAACCGACAAACTACAAGAATTAATAAATAAATCTGTTGATGATAAAATCAATGAATTAAATAAAAAACTGATTGTTGATATTACAAATACTACAATGACGACAGACACGACGGCCGATAAAAAATTGATTATGAACAATAGTGATAGTAGTTATAGTACTACTAATAAAATGACAAGTACAGTTACAAAATCGGAAGTTAATGATATTGAGATTAAAAATGTTGATGGTCTGGAATATTTATCAACTATTCCAGATGGTTCGGTAGATTTGATACTAACAGACCCTCCTTACATTATTTCAAAAGACACCGGAATGAATATACATTATAACAAGGTTAAGCATAACGAAGAACATAACATAGAGTTTGTAAAAACAGAAGAAGAATGGATAAAATACAAAACAGAAAATAACATTTTGGATGACGACAAGAAAAATAATTATATGAAATACGGTACTATATATGGAAAAAAATATTGTGTGAAAACTGACTATGGAGATTGGGATAGTGAGTTTACTATTGAAATATTAGAAAAGTTTATATGTGAATATTATAAAAAATTAAAAAATGGAGGGACTGTAATTATATTCTTTGATTTATGGAAAATTTCATTCTTAAAAGAAATTATGGAAAAATATAATTTCAAACAAATTCGGTTTATTGAATGGATAAAAACAAACCCTCAACCATTAAATTCAAGCGTAAATTATTTAACAAATTGTCGTGAAGTTGCTTTATTGGGAATAAAAGGAACAAAACCAACATTTAATAGTAAGTATGATAATGGAATATATATGTTCCCGCTACAAGGTGGAAAAAATAGGTTTCACCCAACCCAAAAAAGTTTAAGTTTATTTGAAGAATTAATTACAAAACATTCAAATGAAAATGATGTAGTATTAGATACATTTTTGGGTGGAGGAACAACTGCAATCGCGTGTAAAAACACTAAACGAAAATTTAAAGGATGTGAAATATCAAGTGAATATTTTGGTAAAGTTATTCAATTAGTTTAAGTTTATTGGTTTTGATTTTATATTTTATCTCGTTGATAATAGGAATAACATAACTTGAATAATAATAAATATTCTTATCAAATTCTATTGGGTCAAACCAGTATGTCCCATTTTTACAATTAATGTCGTTTTTATCAAATACTTTTTTTTCCCAAGGAAACTCAAACGGATAAACATTATATCTCTGTATATTTTTTGCCGAATATATTTTTTTGTTTTCTTCTTCCATTTTACAAATTTGTCTTTTTTGTAAATTACAATGATTACATAATGGTTGAAAATCACTAATTAATTGTGTTTCTAAGTTTAATACACGAATATCATTATATAAGTCGTTTTTGTGGTCGCATATTGTATTTGTTGTTCCACATACAACACACGATAAACTTGTAATTTTTTTATGTATATTTTTACTTATTGGTCTTTGTTGTATAGTTGCTCTTCTTGAATGTACAAATATTCCAATTATACCAACGCCGTTATTTGTATCTAAAAATTGGTTAAGAAGTTCGTTTGGTATTTTATCATCATCGTTTTCACTATACAAGGTCGGTTGTTTTTTTGAATATATAACACTATAATTAAATTTTTTATTTGCCCATCTATCACCAACACCATTACCACCCCAATATAGTTCCGGATGTTTTTCTTTTATTTCATTTGTTGATACTATTTTTGTAAAATTGTCTGTTGCTCGTATAACTAATTCATCAATACTTTCTTTAACTTCTTTTGTTGTTTTCTGCTGTGCGGGTGCTGTTATAGGCTGGTATGCCTCTTGCGCACTCATCGTCAATCCTTCGGTTGGTTGCTTTATCTTGAATTTAATTGCTTTCGGTTTTTCAAGCACCTTGGGCAGTTCTATCAATACTTGATGTGACATTTAATATAATTGTATATAAATTTTAAACATTCATTAAAGCATTAAAGAATCAAATCAATTTTTTAAATCTAAACGACTTATCTTTATATGGTTTGTCTGCTAGGTTTAGTGTAGATGTGGTAGATAGATTTTTCCAGTTCTGTTGTTACGATTTTAAAATTTAGAACATTCAATACAAATAACGAATTGAAATACAGCGCCCCGTAGGGATGAGTTTTCAAATATTCGCTGGATGATATAAATGTGCGAATGATGTAAATTATTGTATCTTTACACATTATATACCTATCCGACGGACGAACGACCAAGTACCGGTAAAAATAAAATAAGAATAAATCAAAAGAATAAATCAAAAGAATAAACCATGTCAGAAACGGGGTCATCGCTTGTAGAACACGATAGATATATACGGAGTTTAAGTAAATTAAAAGACCAAACTGAACGACAAATTATTCAAAAAATGGTTGAAACCCGAAATTCAATGACACACAACAAATATTTAAAAATAGTGTACAATGACTACAAAACATATTTTGACCGATTGGTGGAAGAAAAACACGCACAAATCAAAACCCTGGAAGCCATATACGCCCACTTGAATGATATAATGCTTGAAAACTTGAAAAAACATACAAATAAACTGGGCAACGACAACATTCAAAAGGATAAAAAAGAAATATTAAGAGAAATTCGGCGAATAAAACACGACTTGAATATATTTATGAAGATAGACGCGGGCAAAAGGTATGATATAAAAAAAGGGGGCGGGGGTGAGAATGAAGACCCGCCATCTAGTTCTAGTTCTAGTTCTAGTAGTAGTGATAGTGATAGTGACGATATTCCGGTTGATAGTGATAGCGAAACTGAAACAGGTAGTAGCAGTAGCGAAACAAGTAACAGTAGCGAAACAAGTAGCAGTAGCAGTAGCAGTAGTAGCGAAACAAGTAGCAGCGAAAACGACGACGACGATTAGAATCCAATTTTTTTTACAGCAGCAGCGGTAGCAGCAGTACTATTTTTTACACCCATTATTTCCATATATATAAAAGACCACGGGTTTCTCGCAAATTGTAGCCGTTGTTTTTTAACCGCACAATATTTCTTCCACTTTCTTTGAAATATGCGAATCCAAAATGTTTTCAAAATACACACCGATTCGCCGCCATCTAACACGACAATGTCCGCAATTTCTAATTGAAGCCGGGCAATTTTTTTATAATTGCGAATGACGGGATGGGGGCGTACGCGATAAATAATTGTGGGAACCATATACGTAACCGGAGGCCAGGTTGAAATGCGGTGGCGTCTTAAAACCTGAAAACTAAACCGATTTCTAAATTCGCTTTGCATAACATTATAGGATTGGATGAAATCCGTGGGAGTTTCTGGCACATATTCTTGCTCTTGATTTGTTGCCGCCTCAAAATAGTTGTTATATGAATACGATACAATACAAAGAAAGTTGGTTTCTATGTTCGGGGTGCTGTTTATGTCTTTACCGTGGTAATATGGATGATGAATTTCACAAAAGGTCAATGAATATTTAGAATGTGTATAAAACATTTATATGGAATGAGTTATGTAGTATGTTATAAATTATACGTCGTTTCTCTATTCAATTTTTATTTATTTTTACCATCATTTAATCTCTCCTAACTCTCCTAATCTCCACCAATCTCTCCTAATCTCCCCCAATCTCTCCTACCCTCCACCTTAAATCCCCGAAGAACGATAAAACAAAACAAATATATTATCTATCTTCTTTATATACCACATCTCCTCAAATAACAAATCTATAATAAAAATGGCAGTTTCATTATCTAAATCTCTCGTCCCTCAAAAGATAGAAGGTGTTTTTCATAACAAGTTTGTATTATACATTGTTCTGTTTATCGCCTTGATTAACATTGTTTCCTATTTAGCATACCGTGATTTTGATATGGTTGCGTTTTTTGTATTAATCGGTCTTTTGACGTCGTTTTTTAGCAAGAATATGATTGTCATCCTACTTGTAGCCATTGTAATGTCCAGCGTTTTTAAAGGCGTCAAACTTGCTGGAAATATTCGTCGCGAAGGTATGGAAAACAAGGAAGAAGGCGCAGAGGCTGAGGCTGGTGCTAATGCTGATGCTGAGGCTGAGGCTGAGGCTAACGCGGATGCTAACGCTAACGCTAACGCTGAAACCAAGGCCAATGATGAAGGCTCACAGGCGTCGTCCAATGGCGTGAAGGCAAAGGAGCCAACCAAGGAAAAGAAGGACGGCGCCGCAACTAAGCAGGGTATGCAGAATTTGAGCCCTGCCAAATATTCCCACGACGACAACGACAGCGACGACGTGCGCGATGTGAATCGTGTGGATTATTCCAGCACGCTAAGTGCAGCGTATTCCAACCTCCAAAATTTGTTGGGGGATGACGGAATGAAGAATTTGACCGACCAGACCAAGAGTTTAATGAGCGAACAAAAGAAGTTGATGGACAGCATGAAGTCCATTGAGCCGCTTGTAAATACCGCACAAGGGTTTATGAACCAATTGTCTGGAAACGGCGGGCTTGCTTCTATCACCAAGATGCTTGGCGGTCTTGGCGGCGCAAAGGATTCATCTGCCGCATAAATAAATTATATCTTTTTACAATATATATATTCATAGCCCTTACACAACACAACACAACACAACACAAAAACAACACAAAATGGCCCGAAGATGTCCCCAAGGAACTATATGTTTTGAAAATATGACATTAATTGTATTGACACTGGTGCTGGTGGGCATTGGAATATATGTATTTTCTAATCATTTTACTGGCAATGGAAAATCACGCGGGAATGCGTTGGTCCAAATCAATTCACAGCCCTCCATTCTCATTCCGTCGCAAGAACCGCCGTCCATGCTTGATTTCGGCGCCGGCGGTCCCCCCTTTCGCGAGGATGTATTACAAAATCCGCACGCGCCGCCTTTACGAGACAATACCACCGGCAATACCCACCCGGTTGCGTTATACAATGTGGCCACCCGCCCGGTTGGAATGCGGGTAAATGTCCCTACCCAATCCGTGGATGCGACATTTAGACAAGTGGGTATTTTAACGCGGGTAAATGGCGGCAACGGAAGCCACGAAATGATACTTCCATTGATGGGCCGCCCGCTATTTACAAACCGCGATAAATGGAACTTTTACACAATGAGCGACCGTCAAAATTCGGTTAAATTACCGGTCCTTGTGAAAGGCCGCTCCGGTATGAATGAATATGGGTGCGACAATGTATACAACGGCGACACCGTTTTCGTAGAGGGATACAATGAAGCGTTCAAGGTTACGGCGTATGATAGCGCAACCGTTCGGTATTTGCCGTTTTAACACCCCCATCCGACCCCCAAAACCAAATCCCAAAACCAAACCCCAATAAAAATTATAGTCGTCATCATATAATAATGACTATAATTGTAGTAGAATGCCCGCATTGTAATGGCACAATTATAATTGAGCAAATCAACTGCGCCATTTTTCGGCACGGTGTGTTAGTTTCTAATGGACATCAAATGAACCCGCATGAATGTAAAGAAGTGTGCGACAACCTTGCTTCTACAAATCAAATATATGGTTGCGGAAAACCATTCAAACTCGTAAAAAATGAAGATGGAATGTATTCGGCGAGAGATTGTGAA